GTAGCGGTTGTACCACCGATCGGACTTGCTGCAAATGAAAGAGTTGTACCTTGTGAGAACAAGTTTGCATTTTTTACCGTTACGCTTGATATACCTTCACCGCCGGCCAATGATGCACCACCTACAGTAGTACCAATAAATCTTTTCTTAATAGGACGTCCCATTTTATTTCTCCTTAATGTGATTGTTCTACAATCTACGCGGTGGGGACCGCATAAACTCTCGATTAAGAGCGAACAAAGTATTTATCGTTTTTTGGGTTTTCGGCCAAACAAAAAGCCCGTTTCCGGGCTTTTTGAATTTCAATACAATAATACTTAATATTATTGGAATGATAGGTTTGATACACCTACTTCTTCTAGATAGTCTGCTGCATTACCAAGAGATGAAGCTGTGTTAGATAATTCAACATAGCCATAACGTGTCATGAAGCCTACTACTGGTTCGAACGTTGATGGATCAAGAACAACACCAGATGACATTAGTGGTACGTATGGGCAATAGAACGCTGCCGCATCAGATTCGCTAGAACCTTTGTAACCAACTAATACTTCTTGTGTGTCTGAAGCATAACCGTCAACATAAATGCGCATAGCACTGTTTAAAGTACCTACGAATTTAGTGTTTGTTGGAGCTTCAAAAGTACCTTCTGTACTACGAGCAAAAGCTGAAGTAGTTGCAGATTGTAATACTGTTAAAGCAGCTGGACTTACAACAGCCCAATTACCTGCACCGCGACGTGTACGTTGAGCGATCAAGTTAGCTGCACGGTTGATTGTAACCGCTAGAGCAGCATGCTCGTCACCTACGAATGTAGCTGTACCTGAAACTGTAGCTTGATTGTAGTTGAATGTATTACCAGCTAATGAACGTAGAGATGCTAGAATCTCTTGATCAATTTCAACTGTGATTTCTTGTGCTAAAGCTGCCATGATTTCTGCTTCAACATCTAAACCGTGCATAGATTGTGCATCTTGCGCAGCTTCAAAAGTCCAACGTGCAGACAATTTACGTGTTTTAGCTTCAACAACTTGTTTCAAGATTTGAACGTTAATTCTCTTACCTGGTGCGCCTTCTAGTGTGCTTGTTGAAGCAGCTAGACCAGCTGTACCATCACCAGAATAAGCAACAGCAACTTTGAACGGGCTAAGAGCTTCATCACCAGCTGTTACGTCGTTTGCAGAACCTGTTGCATCATTGGTATCAGCATAACGTACACGTAAAGTGTGGATTTGAGCTACTGGGCCAGTCATTGGTTGTACACCAACGATTTCGTTAGCGATAACTGTTGGCATTACTCGACGAATCACTGGAAGAATAACGCGGTTTAGTGTTGCTACGTTGCTTGCGCTAGTACCACCACTAGTTGCATTTTCAACTAAGTGTTTCTTTGTATTTTCTAAAATTACTGCCATTGTAGTTCTTTTCGAACCTTGTAGACCTTCTAACAGGGCGTCTTTGGTCTCGTTCCAACGGCCTTCTAATAGTTGGGTTGTCATTTCTTATTTTCCTTTAAAAAAATTTACTACTATTTTAGCCCTGCTAAACGTCTGATTTCAATAACATTGTTATTGGCATCGGCGTCGTCTTTAGCAGATTTATCACCTGTCACTTCTACACGACTCTCAGCTAATACTGGCTTTTCAGCTTTCTTAACACTAGAGTTATTTAGAACTGCGGGTAGATACTTTTCGTATGCGGCCTGAAGACGTTCAGTTTGCACACCTTCGAGTAAGCTAGACATTACATCTGCTTTCTCTTTGTTTAGAGGTTTAAATAATTCAGCAAGCTTCTCTTTACGAGTAATGCTTTCTGTAATCACTTTAACTTCACGATTCTTGCTTTCAACTAGAGCTTCTTTTTCTGCGATTGCTTTTTGGCTTTCAGCGATAACTTGATCTTTTGTTTCAAGTTCTGCTTTAAGTTTTGCAAATTCTTTGTTTTCACTTAGGTGTGTAACAGCAAATTCACTTGCAAATGCTTCAAATAAGCGACGTCCAAACATGTTCTCACGAGCAGTTTGAATATCTTCTTTAAGTTGAGCTAGTTCTGAGCCTAGATTGTTTGCTACTGCTTCCTTAACAAGGGTAGCACTGCGTTTAACAAATTGACCTTGTAGTTCCGCTAATTTTTGTTTAGCTTCTGCTACTAGTTTCACTTTAGTTTCAACTACAGCTTTCTTGTCTTGGTCAAACTCTTTGATCTCTTCAGCTAAGGCATGGATAACAAATTTCTCTAACTTAGCAACTGCTTCAGTTTGAGTTTTGCGATCTGATCTTAACTCTTTGATTTCTTCAGCAAGTTTAGTAACTAAAAAGTCATTAAACTTACCTGCGCTTTCGATCATGTGAGTTTTAAATTTCACGCGATCTTCTGCAAGAGCTTTCTTCTCTTCGGCAAACTCATTGAGTTCAGCGGAGAGTTGTTCAGTAACCATTTTGTCTAGAGCTTCAACCATTACATTTTTGTCGTGTTCATAGCGACCCGCAAACTCTTCACGCAATTCAGCGCGAATAGTCTCACGAGCTTCAGTTAATTTAGATTCCCAAGCTTCGTTTAAACTTGCTTGAGTTTCTTCGTTAATGATGCCGGAATCTAACAATGGTTTGATAGCGTCTAACATTGTGATCTCCTATTTAATTTTTAGATCTTTGATTAAGCCTTTTACAGCTTCTTTCAAATACTTCTGTACTTTTTGATCTGCGCTGGCTTCACGTGCCATTTCGAATACCTTACTGCCACCACGCATATTCATCAGTCCTTCGTAAATCGCTGTTGGATAAGCATTTGGTGCGCTTGGTTGCGCAACTACGTCTACTGTGACTATTTCAAAGTCACTTACTTTGCCGTCTCCCTCGCTCACGTTGCCGCTACCACGAGATGAAACACCAAGTTTTACTCCTGATTCCAACATGGTAGTAACTAGTACACCCATTGGAGTAGGAAGAACTCTTAATTTACCAAAACCGTTAGGACCATCCATCCACATATCAATGATCATATGTGAAACGCGATCTAGATTAATTTTCAAATCATCTGGGTGATCAACTTCGCCTAAGACGCTGTAACCACCCTTGATCTGTTCATTTAATGCAGAAACGGCTTTTTCAATCTCATTTACTGGATATACACGTTCATTGTGGTTTTTAACACCACCTTGAATGAATATGCCCTTCATGTAAAGATTCTTACCTTTGCCATCATGCGAGTCTTCAGTCAAGACTTCCATTCTCGCAGCGTCAAAAGTTAAGTTCTCTTTAAGATAAAATGCCATTATAGTTTCCTAATTATTTTGCTACTGGTGTTGTTTTATTAACGCCACTAACTTCTGCTTTAACTGCTGTTTCTTTTTTAGCAAATGCTTGACCGGCTTTAGCACCTGGAACATTTTCATATGAACCTGCACCTTTTAAATCGCCTTTTGGTTTAGCAGTAGCTTTTGGGCTTGTACCATCTGGGCTTGGATTTGCTTTACCTGTAGCAATGTTTGAGCTTGATCCGCCCATGTCATTCTTACCAGCTACTGGTGTTTGTTTGTTTACGTTTGCTGAGCCGTGTGCACCAGCTTCCTTACCACTTTCTGACTTTTGGCCGTGATCAGCTACTTTTTCAACGTATTCACGTACGATTGTTTCGTCAAGATCATCTTCATCTTCTTCTTTAGCTTCGTCAAGTTCATCTTCTGTTTCTTCTGCAACTTCTTCAGTTTCATAGAATTCTTCTGGACTTTCTTCGGCGCCTTCGTCACCGTGTATACCTGGCATCATTTCTTCTTCAGACTCTTCACCAGCCATTAGTGCGTCAAATTCAGCTTTTAATTCGTCTAGAGCGTCTTCAAGATCAACTACACGATCTTCAAGTTCTTCTTCGCCGCCCATTTCTTCTTCGCCGCCCATTTCTTCTTCAGCGTCAAGTGCTGGTTCGTCACCCATTTCTTCGTCTTCTTCTGAAATACCTTGCTCGTCGATTGAAATTTCGTCTACTAGGTCTTCAACTTCGTTGCCACCAACTTCTGCTAGG